ACTCCAGTTTCAGATTTAATGAAACGAGAATCCATATTGATTTGCTTTTTCAAAAACATAGCAACAGAACTCATATCTGATGGCATGTTCGTTTGGCCTTGCCACAATTTGAACTTGTCATACAGTTCAGTGGCAAAGGTATTGGCATCGAGTTTACCTCGAGTATGGTTGCTACCTAGAGCGGCGCCTGCTGCCAGACCAGCTCTTTTTGCTTTATTGAGGATCGCGTCCCAGAACCCTTCGGTTAACTGTTCTTCAATCGTAGTGAATTTCTTTGACATTATCTTCCTTCGCGAAGCTGTCGCATCTTTCGGCAGAACTTTTCGCTGTCATCATTCTTGATGGCGAGGAGAAGTCTCTTTGTTAGATCATCGGACACTTCGTCCGGGAAAGAATTTTCAAGCAATTGAATGAGGTGGCGAGCAGATGCAATCACCTGCTGTGCCCGACTTTCAATAAAAAGTTCCTTGTTGTTAGTTGGTACAATGGTACCTAACGCTTCAATAATCGTACGGAACTGTTTTTCCATTTCTTAGCCTTTTAAACGATTCAACAAATTCTGCAACATATCAGCGGCACGAGACATACCAGCTTCAACTCCTGCAGAATATTCACCCATGTCGGGGTCTTGATAGCTACTGAGCTTGAATATTAGACTCTCGAGCTTTTTCTCGAGGTCTGCGTCAAGCTGTGGATCAAGCACCTGTGGCTCAAAAACCACAGGTTGAGGAATCAATTCCTGTGGTATTTTGGTCATCAACGACTCGGTGATTTCAATATATTTTCTAATGGGGCGTGCGTCCATAATGATGGCTCTCACAATATGTATCTATTTATTTCGCGCCGCCGGATGATATGGTATCAGTTGTCACGCTGCACTCGTTTCAGGATCGCCAGCATATTTGCCTGAACGGCAGACGCTTTTGGTGGTTCCTGAGAGACTGATGGCGTCTGTGATGCTGCGCCTGCTGCTTTACGAGGATCATGTACTACCCGGTTTGGATTATCAATTTCTTGTCCCACTTTTGGTTTCGGAATTGCAAACCGTTGTGAGGAAGCTGACTCACCATCTTTGTCGTTATCGACTGCCGCATTCGACTTGATATCAACCTTCACACCAAGATTTTTAATTTGCCCCTTGATGTCTTTCCCGATACTTTGCAAGTCACGAGTTTGCATCATTTGTTCGCCTTCTTCAACGTCGGTAATACGCAAAGACGATACATCAAACTTCAAGTCAATACGCTGACCAACTGCTGATGACGAACGTGTTTTCAAGAATTGAATCTGATATTCACCACGCTCGCGCATTGCTGCTGATGTGAAAATACCAAACACGTTATCCGCAGTATTAATCTTTGATATACCACCAGCAATATGGCTGTGATCAAATTCATGTGCTTCTACCGAAGCTCTGTTCAACTGTGATGCCGTACAACCAAGCACGTGGTATTCGCTAAACAATGCACGCATCTCTTCCGCTACGTACTTATCTTTAACAAACATGTCACTTGGATTAATCTTTGAATTGTTTGGATACATCAAGTCCAAATAGTCGATTACCAATGCGCCGGGCTTCTTACCTGTTTGAATTTCGTATTCTTTCAAATATGCACGAATGACGTTGGCTGAAGTACCTGCTTCTGGCATCTTCTTCACAGTCAAACTACCACCTGATTGCTTACCACGCATACGCACTTTCAGATCAACGTCGTCAATCTTACGAAATACATCCTTGGTACTAACGTTTGCCACCATTGCATCCAAACGTGCAGCCACTAAGTTTTCGGAAAGTTCCAATGTGATATAGATCACGTCAAGACCCATGAACACCCAGTTCAATGCCAAATTTTGGAGGAATAATGACTTGCCTGATCCAGAACCACCCGCAAAAATGTTCAATGCACCCTTGGTAAACCCACCGTAGAGCTTCTGGTCAAAGTCGCGCCACCCAGTAGACATCATGTCGCTTCGATCAAGCACAGCTTGAATACGAGCTTTTGGATCAGCAAAATAGTCAGTACCTAGATCTCGTTGCAGCGAAATAGTAATAGCTTCTTTAGCTCGATCAATGAGTTCTGAGTATCGACCAGTTGTAATCAAATCAGCACCATCAAACACTACATTCTCCATGGCACGATGGCGACAGAAACCCTCGATCTCTTTCAAGAACCATTCAGTATGTTGTGATTGAATCCCATCTACTTTGGTAATGACTACGTGTGTTTCCGCTTTGATTTGTTCTGGCGTTGGCAATGCACGATATTCGTCAGCAAATTTCAACATATACCGTATTGCTGGCTTCAGTCGATCACTCCAATGATTCACATCCAAGATGTTTTGGCATCTTGTAAATGCAACCGGATCACTCATTATAAAGTTCAAATAGTTTTCTTGTACTTCAATTGGATAGCTCTTGATCTCGTCTTTTTCTTTTTTCTTATTATCCATTCTTAAAATCTTTTTCTAGCTAGGTTAATTTTTAGCTTGTTATTAGTTGCAGAGTCGATGATAGTCCTTACGGTATATAATTTGCCGTATGTCTTAACTGCATCATTAGCATCCTTAATGCCAGAATCCCACATTGGCAAACTAACCATCCAATCATGCTGTAAAGCAAGATCGATGAGCTTCTGACCCGCCGCATCACGGTCGGGGAGCACAATAATTTGTTTGCCTGATTCTTTTAGCCAATACGCTTGCTGCTCGGAGAGCTTAGCGCCCTGTGTGGCCACACCTTCTATTGCCAATGCATCGAACACGCCTTCCACAAGTATTATAAACTTGCGTGGTCGTTCTATCATAGAATTGTTAAACAAGTAATGCGCAGGTACATCTGAATAGTATTTCGGGCCTTTAAAGCCTTCATCGATAATACGACCAGAGTAACCTACGATTTTCTCTTTATGTATGAATGGCAAGATAACACGCCTATTCATACTATGCTTAATATCTGGTGTCCAGTAATAGTCACTAGCATTAAACACGTCATCTCCTCGTGAGATGAGATATTGTGCGACTTCTAGGAAGTCCAAACTGGATTCGCCAGTTTGTGCCCATTCAGAAATCGTCTTTGCCCGGTCGGGCAGTTTTACTTCAGGAAATTGTGGAAGAAAGATAGGACTTTCTGATACAAATTGTGTTTCGGCATTTCTTGCCAACCATAAAGCATTCATTACCACTTGCTTAACTTGGGCAGAGTCTATCCCAAGATTAATCAGAAATGATCTAATATTGGCATTCAACAATAGACCAGGGCTCCAACGTGTAGATAGGTGGCAGTTAAAACAGTTAATAGCGATACTACCACCAGGGAAGAATCGTAATCCACATCTAAATTTGGTATCCGGTCTAGCTTCACCTCTTGAGATACACATAGGGCAATTAATATTGATACCATTACTGTTGCGCTTAATTGGCCCAACAATACTCTTTCTAATCGTATTAATTAGAAGTTCAGGGTCATGAACTGCGGCATGACCTCCCTGTATAAGTGCATTTCTTAGTTCGAGCAAGGCCATTAAACGCTCCTCGATTGTGATGTATAGATGATAAAGGCCACATATGTGGCCTGTATCAATTGAATTGTTTGCATAGTTGACGATGTACCTTTCCCATATTGTATGGGTTGGTATTTACACCGTCAATTCTTAAGCAAAATCTTTGTAACGCTACCGTGATTGATAGGACTGGCATTCAAAATAAATTGAAGCCACATATAAGAGCCTACAAAACTAAACTGCTTAATTCCAGTAAAACATATAAACTTATATATAGGTTGATGGAATCGATGCTCATGGCATGGTGCCGGTGGGCCTGGTGGGCACGGTACCACTGGTGGTGTTGGTGGTGTTGGCGGATTGCTTGGAATCCAGCTAGGTAATGGCGGACAGTTTGGATCGACTGGAAAGCAACGTCCACAGTCATAATGATATTCATTACCAATATCAACATTGAACCATTCCACCATTGCTGACGGTGGAGCATTTTCCAAACTGGCTTGTATATTCAAATAGCCGCTGTAGTTGTCGCAGTACACTGCAACAGTATGAACACCTGTTCTATTATCACTTTGGGCAGCGCCGGGATATGGCTGGGCAACTAAGTAATTGGATACTGACGTATCAGAACCCCATGACTGTTGTGAAAAGTCATCAGGTAAAATAACTATAGCCTTACGTGGACCAGGAAGTGGACCGGGTTGCAGCTCAAAGAATCCTTGTACTGTTCTTGAATGATCAGTATACAAAAGAATTTCTTTATTTGATATATCGGTAACAGATACGCTGTAATAGAGGTATCCAGGATCTATCTCGGCAATATCGGTTAGCACTAGTGTCAAACGCGCATGGCCTTTTTTTGCCATCGTTGGGCTGTAACTAAGCTCTTTTTGTATCTTTAACGCATCATCCCTGGCATCAACAACGTAAATAGTAATAGTCTTTCCGGTTAGGTCAATTGGCTTATTATCATAAGTTTTGACTAGAAATTCTACGTCGTTATCTACGTTTTTGAAGATACTGAAATCACTGCGATTCATCACGGAAGCCGAACTAATGGCTCCCGGTTGAGAAAGTTGAACTACTTGTGGATAGTGGTACAGATTAACATTTGCCATGAGCCAGCCCTTATCGCTTTATAGATTATTTATACACCCTTGGGCGTAACAGTCAGACGAAGGCATCTATGACTCCTAAATTTTGTCGAGCTAAATACTCACACACTTGTAACAAGAACTGTTCATGAACGAAAACATCTCGAAAATATTAGAAGCATTTCCCTTTCTGAGCTACGGCCTGTTCAGTGACCGGGAATATATCGGAATCATACAGAATTCCGATAACTCACTATTGTCAATGTATGTACTGGATATGATCCCAGACGAAGCATTGAGAATGCAGTTCCTCAAGTACGGTGAAGAATGGTGGTGGGGTAGTAATCGCCAAATCCCAATCAACATATTCTTTAAGGAACAGTTTTTACACTTTCGACCATATTTGCGCCACTTCAGTCGTAAAGATTTTAACCTAGTGTCGGGACATGCGGTAAGCTTGCAAGAGACAATTTCACGTCGCATACGCAAGCGCCAAATTACATTAGTTAGACGCCTTCCAGCCGACAAATAAATTAGTTGAAGGCCCAAGTAAGTTTGAAGGCTAGGGCTTCTACTTCATCATCAAACGCGAACGTTACTTCAAATTTCTTATCATTTGAAGTTTCAACTCGCAAATTCCATCTTGTGGAATTCAAATTACACCAGGCATACATATATGCCACTTCTTTCAACGTTACGGGATTTTTGGGTGATACCTTAACTAGTAAGGTATTGAAGGGAGGATTGTGAGCCGTGCCCCACAGCAACCTACTCATGACCAGAGTAGTTTAAATGTTACGGCAGTAGTTACGTCGTCAAAGAAGAAATTGATACCAATCTTGCTAACATGATGTGGATCTAATGATAAGTTCCAGTGGCTAGGATCCCTGAATGTGGTCTCGGCACACCATTCCACTTGTTTCTGAACCAAATGCCCAATAGATTCAAATTCCAGACCAGCAAAAATGGTTCTATTAGTTGATTCAGCCACACATGAAGCTTGATAGTCTTTTGTAGCTTGATTAAAATTTACGAATCTACCAGAGTTGAGATTCATTTCGTGATCGTAAATTTCGAACAAAAAGATAGTGTATAGAACACCACCATTGCTCATTATTTCCACACCAAGATGTGGCTTTGTTTTGCCAACCTTGTTTGTGACACATAGATTTGTGTTAAAGCGGGGCTGCGTCGTCGTTTCCACTGCTTAGTACCTGCTCTACGATTAGGTTCATCTGAACAGTGATTGAAAGTGCATAAGAAAGGGCATGCCCTTTCTTAAACCAGTACGTATCATCGGTGGGTGGAACCCAGATGTTGTTGTCAATCTCTGCTCTACTTTTATTTAGTAGATGTTTCTTTGCTGGACGAATTAGCGCCAAACAGACAGCCAAATCAGTAACATTTTTGGGTTTAATTGTATCCACCACAATAAAGTGATTATGGATATGAGCCAGCATTTCCACAAACTCAGGATCGTCAAGTAATGACCACTCTGGTTCTCGAGCAAGTAATTCATCAAGATGTGCACCATCTCGAACATGGGCGTAGATGCTGTTGTTCAAAAAGTCCAACTTAAAGTAACCAAGTTGATCCGCTTCTTCGTATGGGATACTAGCCAATTGAGTAAAGGGGTTAATTGGAATATTCTGAAAATAAACGCCAGAATTGTGCCTAACGTAGTTCCCATCACGACCATGCATTGAAGCTGGAATATGGAGCAAATGTTTGAGCGCTTCGTTGCGATCAGCAAAATCCATGTCAATATCTGTCTGACCACTCATTTTATTTTTTATCGGTATTGTCAACAATCACTGAGAATGTTGGCTTTGGTTTTTCTTCGGCTACCCGTACGGTCGCCATACTAATACTGAAGTCAAAGGAACAGTCGAGTTCTGCCAATCTGGTTATCTTTAACGCTTCTATAGTAGCATAGCCACATCGTTGTTCTAGACAAAGAACAAATCCCATAATCATCAAATGCAAACTGCGAACTACTTCATTTGTGGGATCTTCCTGTTCCTTATGGGACAATTCTGAGACCGCACGAATACTGGTAGTAACGATAAATTGCCAATGCAACGGATCTAATTTACCCCATGAGGTTCTACCAGAAAACAGGTCAATAGCATTGGATAACTCAATCAACAAAGTGTCTTCATTGTCCCAAGCTTTAAGCATCGCATCAAAATCTACTTGTTTGAAAAACAAGGATTGGCGAGACTGTAGGGTATGATCGATAATGATACATGAAGTTGCCATCAGAATATTTTATCCACTTTATTGGCCAATTCTAGTTCCAAATTACGAACATTCATGGCTAGTCGGTTGTATGAATTCACTAATTTCCGGTGAGTACTTTCAAGATTCTTGATTATTCGTTGCAGTTTTTCTACTTCTTTTTCCACTTCAGCAACGTGCATCGCCGATGCGGCGATGAGTGTCATATCTTTGATCTTCAGAGTAATCGATTTACCAGCTGGCTCCATGGCTAATCCTAATGGATTGTTTACATCCACGAGGGGCTTGGGTGGTGCATCAGTACTTGGACCATACATTCTGGCTCGTTGATCGGCCGTTATCATATTCCTACTTCCCTTAATAGTTCCTTGATAAACTTAAAGTCATCAGGCTGTTGTTCAAACTTTCGAGTCCAAAAGCGTGGATCAACACTTTGCTCAATCATCTTCAATTGTTCATCACTAAGCCGTTCGAATAGATTTTGCGAGGTGCTTGCGGCATACAATACCCAAGGACTTACTCGTCCACCAATAATCCACTTTGTTGCAATATTGGTGTTCACTTTCTTAAAGAAGTCAGTCCACTCAGCATCACTATCTCGAGCCCATTGTTCCATCAGTAACACATTTCGTTCAAAAGCAGAATCTGCGGGCTCACGCTTATTCAGTTCACGAATATATTGTTCATATACAAATGCCATTTCCCAGTTTTTCAACGGTACTTGTGCTTTTAGCAAGAACTCAATAAACGACTCAGGATTGATTGCATTGATATCCATCATGTACTTGCCAAACTTTACGAATGCCGTGTAATGTGAGCTTTTCATAAAGTCATCATACGTGCGTGGTTTCGCATTTCGATAGTTTAGATCATAGAACTTCTTGTAGACCATAAACCCGACTTTCACATTCTTTTCATCTCTACTCAACCAACGTTGCTTACTGGTGCAAAGATGAACAGCCAATGTACTTTCACGTGAGAATGATTTTTTACAAAACTCACATTCAAATTTAATCGGCTTTTCGCTTTTTACTGGCTTTTTTCGGGGCACTCGTTCCGTTTTCGGTGTCGTAGTCTTTGAGGAGCTCTTTGAGCTCTTTATCGTCTGCGCCGGTTGATTTAACAAACTGCTCGAATCCATCTCTATCCATCCCTGCCATAATAATTGCTAGTTCTTGGTCATTGTAACTTGGGTACCAACGCAGCATGTATTCGGCTATCTTGCCGATCTTTTTCCGCTTCGCCATGGGGATCCAAGCATGTCTCTGCTTCTGACCACATCCGGCGGCGGCCATAAGCTTCCATTGCAGTTCTGGGTGATCTCGTATTTCCCAAAAGTGCCAATTCACCACGTCATTTACCATGATGAGATACCAGTCTTTCATTACTGAACTGTCTTGCACTGCACTCAACCAACGCATTGCTACAATGGGTGAAAATTGTTTTTGTAAATCCGGATCGAGATTGGCATAGAAATCCTTGTTGCGTAAGTCAGCATGCGCCATCTCGTCGAAAATATCTAGTTTTGGTGTTTCGCTCATTAACCCTATCTCTTTTGAGATTTATGATAAATATTTTTGTAGTGGACAACAATATGTCCCATGATTTTTACCTGAGTCTCCCCAAACGCACAGGTTGGTTACCCCGAAGAGAGGTGTCTTTCTTCGGGGTTTCCTCTTTTTAGAATATCTTAGTAATGTCTAAAACTTCTGGGAGCTTATTGGTGTCTTTTACGAAAAACACACACAGTGGTGAATCTCCATCTTCAAGAGGTACGGCCAATATATGACCATACTTCAGCTTGGGGAAATACCAGTTTACATCTGGGTAAATATTTAGGATGGTGATATCTAGGAAGTGTGGCATGTAACCATTAATTGGATTCATGGCAAACGCCGTAAATTCACGATCATTGATATTCTTCAGTTCCAAAATTTCCATAGCACCGCTTATCTTGTCTACGATCATGATTGACCAATCAAGTGGCATTTGTACACGGTATGGGCCTAACTGCAAGTCTGCTGCTGGTCGTGGGAAGTTATCCAAGAAGATAAGTGGCATAAAGAAAAAGTCCACATCTTGTTGGTTGCTATAGTCAAGAACACAGTAGCGTAGGTCATCCACTTCGTCGGGAATGTCGTTCATGTCAAACGAATGGTTTTCTGGCAATAATATTTTCATTTCTTCTTCTTAGTTGTTTTTTTGCTAGCCAATTCCAATGACGAACCTGCTATGTCTTTCAAGTAGTCAACCTTGAATGTTTCGAATGGATATTCCGCATCTTTATAAAAGGTCTTTCTAGCTGCAAGATGTCGTGTACTATACTTTAATGTACTGGTAATATCATAAATGTCCACGTAGTCTTTGTCTTTAGCTACACGAATACCACGACCAATACTCTGGATCACACGTACAAAACTCTTACCAGGCTCAAACAGTACCAAGTTGAAAATACGTGGAATGTTCAAACCAACTGCCGCAATACCATAGGTGGCAATTAGAATTTTGTTACTTGCTTCGTTTACTTCATCAAACTGTTCAAAGCGGGCAGCATTCTTGGTTGAACCATTAATAAACACGCTATCAGGAATCAACTTTGCAATCTGTTTGCCAGATTCAATGTTGTTAACTAGAATCAAAGTGTTACCAGTTTCGTTTGTCTTCTCGATAAACTTCGATAACCATTCCAATCTACGCTTATCGTTAACCAAATAGTCATGCTCTTCAGCATAGCTACCATATTCAACGTGATCGTCAACCATCTGTACGATGTTAACCTTACATCGTGACAACACACCCAAATCCTGCAAGGTGCTAGCTTTCAATTCCCCGACTACAGGTCCCAATCCAACCAAGATTGATACTTGGCTAATATCATCTTTTGGGATAGTACCGGTAAAGCCCCAACGGATTGGAACATTCGCCAGAGCACCAGTAAGCATCTGCTTGAGTTGATCTGACTTCGCAGTATGTACCTCATCGTTGATAACGCATACAACGCCATCCACTAAGTCCGAGATATCATATTCCTCAGCCTCTCCGGCTGCGGTCTTCTTAATCAAAGCCAACAAACTTTGCCATGTTGAAACGGTATGAGTATGCCCAACTTCCTTACGATCACCGTAGTATACACCAACATCAAGACCTAAATTCTTATAGTCAATTTCTGTTTGCACTACTAAGGTTTTACTTGGAACGATAACCAAGCTTCTGCCATATTTCTCTACTTGGATACTAAGGACCGCGGTAGTAAGTGTCTTACCACTACCAGTTGGCAGGATTTGAATACTTTGTAAGTTCTTCAGAAATGTGTTGATGGCATCAGCTTGATATTCTCGAAGCATGATTGGTTCACCTTCAGCTGGGTGACCTTTGGGCCATACACGGTCAGCTACGACTTCTTCGTCAATTTCATCAAACTTGAAATCCCATACTTGACGCATATCTTGAATTTCAAGATCGCGCTCCAAGTCATAACCGTTCTCAGCCAAAATAGGCAGGACTCGATCAAGTAGATTAAAGTAAGTGGCTCCGCCGACGGTAGCGAAGCTAGTCGTGCCGTCCCAACGACCAAGCTTATATGCTGGTGTGTGACGTGCTTGCGGTATAAAGTATTTCAGTGCTTCTACGACCTTGCGTCGCGTGTGGGGGTCGAGGTCAATGAATTTAACGTTGACCTCGTCCTCGATTCTCAAAATGACTGTCATTCTTCTTCTTATTCTTCTGAGAAGAGTGCCGGATTATTCCGGTTCTTATAAAGGCAATTATATTGCCATTCGCTCTAATCAGCAAAATGTTCAAGAGCCTAGACAGTCAGATAGGCTCTTGTTTTTACTTCAATTATTAATCCAGATTATAAGGTAATTCCAGATGGTAATGGCTTCGCCAAATCCATATAAATGCCCATTATTTTAGAAAAATGTTCAGGAGATCTTAGAATAAATCCAAGCCTGAGTAATTGATTATCCGTGCCAGTATGATCAGTAGCAAATACTTTGATCATCGTACTCTTTGGATATAAAGCATTGAATGCATCTTGGAAGTTTTGCGATTCCCACCATTTGAAGCTATGCGTTTGGGTAAAATACGCAGCATTAGCCCGAGACATTTGATTGATGGTGATACCAATAATACAGTGCTTGAATTCAAGCGCTATAGATTCCATGGCATTCACTTGTACAAACTTATTCGAATTGGCATCAATTGCCTGATGTAAAAG